AGCGTAGTCAGCACCGTTTGATCCTGTTGAGATTTCAGGAAGAGTGACTTGAAGATAGGTACGGTAAGCAAGATCACCGTTACGGCTGATGGTACAGGTGACACGGCGTCCGAAATCGGCTTGACCGGAGAAGGTCTGCTCGATGGACTCCATGGCAAAGTTGGTGTGGCGTCTGTATGACACCTTCCAGAAAGTGATTTCAGGGGTTCCGGTAAGGAAAACGTCTTGTGCGCCATAGGCGACTAATTGCATTAAACCTCCAGCCATTGTATGGAATTTATATATTCTACAAAGAAAAAAATCTGGGAAAAAATCGCATTAATTCAATTAAAAAATTATTATTGCTAAAAATCTACTTATTGTTGTAAATAAATGCTCTAATTATTAGCAATAATCACAAAAACGTAAATTTATAGTTCATTCACTAAATTACAATTGTAATTTTTTAACTACAGTTGTAAATATCCTAAATATATTTGTATCACTTGGTAATTCTTCACAATATATTGTATATTTCCATACACATATATGGCTCATACTTGACTGCTTATACCCAGTATATTAGTACTATTGGTTAATACAAATTTCTCTAAATAGTCTTCCTGGAATATTTCCCGCTTATTTTCATGTTTTTTCGTGAAAATATAAGAGTCCTTCGATTTACGGATACTCCAACCTTCTTCTAAAGCATTTGCTAAAAACATCATCTTTTGAAATACAGGCTTTTCTATTTTTATATTTTGAGGCAAATCTATGAAAGTTGTTTCGCTATTTTTAGTATTCATTATACACTTTCTAAACACCATATTCTTCTAATATTTACGAATTTTTCACATGATAATGTATAGTAACCGTATCATGCCAGAATATTATATGGAACCCACAAAACACAAATTTATATGCCAAGAACATAAAGTTCACGAAAAAGAAGTTCCGCTATCTCCAGCAAGATATAACTGTAAAAAATGTAAAAAAAAGAAAATTTACGGATATAGTAATCCAGACCACGTATGTAATCCTTTTGGATATTTGTATTTAGCACCCCGAATATGTATTGATTGTGCTACAAAAACGAAAAAATGTATGTGGTGCTAAAAATTGATTGTTTTGATTCGATGATTGGTTAATACATACTACTTTCAAAATATGATTTATTATATTATCACAGCATACGCATTAGCTACATTATGGTTTTCTACACATTGTAGTGATTGTTATTTTTCAAAAACACATTATATTATCATAGAAGAACACAATCATAGTTTGCCTATTATCAAACCAATACTGAGACCTATTACCAACACTAAAAAATATTATGACACATGCCCGGTTATGTTATAATATATGCGATTCATTTTGTACAAATATATTCAAAGATGCAAAAACTAACATAAAAACACCATTATAAAGTATTCCATCTCAGTTAATGAAAGGTGAGTCTAAAAAAAAGCAACTCAAACAATTGAAAACCATACATACAATAGATGAAAAACACTCAGAGTTAACTGCATATTATGATAAGATAGATAATGAAACTATACCCCAGTTACAGAGAGAAAAAGACGAGCTAAAAGACACCATCAAAACTTTACGAACCGGTCAAGTAGATGAATTTATGAATATGAAAGACAAAATTAAAGAAATTCAACAGAAGATTAAAACTCTCAAACAAGAGAGGAAAAAATATTTGCTTGATAATTCCCGATTCATTTTTGATTATTTCGAACAAAAACAGCAAATTTCAACCAGTATGGATGAATCGGGTAGCACGGACGCTTTAAATTCTTTTTTCAAAATAAAGCCTACTGAGAATAGCAATGATGGAACTATTAACAAATACACACAATCCAAAATGAATACGCAGCAATATTGGAGAAATGTGACAAATGAGTTTACGAATTCGCAAGATTATTATATAGAATCTGATACATGCGAGTTTTGTAATTCTGGTGAAATGATACCTCAAGACGAAGAAGGAATACTCATATGTAATAATGACAAATGTGGCAAATTCATTACCTATATTATAGATAGTTCTAAACCGAATAACAAAGACCCACCCAACGAAGTTTCTTATACAGCATATATTCGTCTTAATCATTTTAAAGAAATCCTTTCACAATTCCAAGCTAAAGAGACCACATTAATACCCGAGGAGGTAATCAATTCAATTAAAGCACGTATTAAAAAGGAACGCATTACTGACATGTCCGAATTGAATTACGATAAGATGCGAGAACTATTGCGTAAACTCGGATTAAACAAGTATTTCGAACATATACAATACATTAATTCATTATTTGGTATTAAGCCACCAGTAATGAACGAAGAATTACACGAGACCTTATGTGTATTATTTATTGAGATTCAAAAACCATGGGCGGTACATTGTCCTGCGAATCGAACCAACTTTTTTAACTATACGTATACACTTCATCAGTTATGTGTATTGTTGGACCAAACTCAGTATTTACCATATATCCCTATGATGAAAGATAGGGAAAAACAATTAGAACAAGACATGATATGGAAAAAGGTATGTGAAGACCTGGACTGGGAGTTTTTCGCATCTGTATAATATTTATTTGAAACTAACATAAACATTATACCATTATATTTAGTAATGAAAATGGAATATTCTTATCCGGTCCAATTAACAATAGAATATTCAAATGATACCGAATACCGTCGTTGTTTACGCAATTTATTTAAAATGAACCCTATTAATTATCCCGATATATCTGAAATGAACTTAGATGAGGTAACTAAAGATGAAGTACAATATGATTTAGACGCTGCTAATGTTGTATTGGAGTATATTTTTGAAATTACAAAATCAATACCCGAATTTATGAAATTGTATGAAAAAACCGCATCATTTATGTTTTCTACCGACCCGAATATTGGCCTTACTATTATGCTTGGGTATGATTATTTAGACTTATTCCATCTCGTAATAATAAAAGTAGTATCTGGCATTTCTACCGAAGAAGTAATACAAACAGATGCTTATAAACAGTTATATGCAAAAATTTATAATTAATTTTTTGGTGTATATAAAATATACATTATTATATACACCTATAATGGCTTCTACACGTAATAAAAATAATGAAGGAGATTATCGTTTAGAACAACAAGCTAACTCTGGATTATGCAACTATTTAACATGTAATAAAAGTAATTTTGGAAATCCTACAACTACTCATTTTCCTGGAAACGGATTATTGCAAGGACGAATCGCACCCATGAATTTATCCAGTAATCCATGTGATATTGAATCACAATTGTTTGGCATAGGAACAAGCAATATGGTTAAACCAAAACCTTCTGTAAAACCTGTTATTCATGATTTACATTCTCTTAATGTTAGTGACCGCCTTCCTGTCATGATTCCAGAACCATTGATTGTTGAGAAGGGACAACGCCCTACTATTATGAATTAGAATACTTTTTTTGTGTTCGTCTATGGGATAATATGTTATTGCGGAATGTGATATTGTGAGCGTGTTTTCGTTGTTTCTTTTTTTCCAATTCTTCTTTTGATATAGTATTTTGTACTATATCTGATTCCACTGGTTCTTCCGATTTATTTGATGAAACTACTTTCAATATTTGGTCGGTAAAGTCCGATTGTATCGCCGCATTTGATGTTTTTTCAGGCAATTCTTTACATTCGGTTATGTTTATTTTCATGTACTCAGGTAACGGCTCAGAAATATTATTCTCTATTTTTATTGGGATTTCTATATTCGCAATGACATATTGAATTGACATTTTTATGATTACATGAAATATCAATTTATATTTAACTTTTTTGTCGGCTATATATTTAATTTACGACTTCGGGTTTTTCATCTATGTAAAATTCTTTCTTTTCTGGATGATAATTTACGTATTTTACTTGTTTTGATGGCGAGGAAGTCCCATCCTCTTCTTCTTTCATATACATTTTACCTATGTAAATATATCCTTCGTTTACTTTTGATGGGGGTAATTTATACGGGTCATTGTCTTCGGCTGGCATGAAAGTAAACATATTACTTAATGAACCGATTAATAGACCTACTGATTGTTTTAACCAGTCTAATTTACCCCTCCAATCAAATGATTTTGTTGTTGGTTCTTGTGTTGTTGATGGTGGTTGTTGTATTGTTGGTGCTGCTGCTACTGGTGCTACTGGTACTGGTGCTACTGGTGCTGCTGCTACTTGTTGTGATTGTGAGGATGTTGTTGGTGATGATGGTGCTGCTGATGATGGTGCTGGTGATGATACTTGTTGTGATTGTGTTGTTGATACTGGTATTGGTACTTGTACTTGTACTGATGGTGCTACTGATGATGCTGGTGCTACTGGTGCTACTGGTGCTGGTACTGATGATGGTGGTGGTTCTACTACTTGTACTGATGATGCTGCTGCTACTGGTGCTACTGGTGATGGTGCTACTGATGATGGTTCTGCTACTGGTGCTACTGGTGGTGCTACATTCACGCCAGTGTTTTCTATTGCCCTCTGATCTTCTTCTGGTGCTGGTACTGGTGCTGGTACTGCTGGCATATCTAAGGATTGATTTAATATATTTATTAATTGGTCCACATTAAACCTGGGTACTTGTTCGGGTGCTGCTGTTGGTGCTACACTCATGTCAGTGTTTTCTATTGCTTCTCGATCTTCTTCTGGTGCTGCTGTTGGTGCTACACTCATGTCAGTGTTTTCTATTGCTTCTCGATCTTCTTCTGGTGCTGCTTCTTCTTGTGCCATACGGGCGATTTCTTCTTCTTGTGTTGGTTCTTCT